ATGCAACACATCACGGACTTCTCGAACATTAAATACGATGGTACCAAAGCTGTTGGTTGGCCCCTTAACCGGCGTTATGTCTTGATTGGTGATTGTGTGGACGACGTCATTGCGCTTGCGAAGGATGTTTACTATTCTTCCGATTTCCACGCTCGTGATGCTGTTATGTGTCCTGGAGGCAGGGGAAAGATATGTGAGTCCGGCGCTAAGGATAGTGCTCGGTTGATCCTTTATTTTGGAGCTCAATACAATTTCTTGCTTTATCAGTACACACAGCCTTACGTTCGTTGGTTTATGCGGCAATCGCACATCTTTCCGCATTGCATCGGTATGAGTTGGATGCACGGTGGAGCCGGTAAGTTCGTTAGCGAATTTGAGAAGGCTCTCGATTGCAGTTTTGAGGAAATGCTACATTTTACTGAGGATATTCATCGTTGGGATGCTTCACTGATTGCGCGAATCCTTCGTGTGGTTTGTGAGTATCACATTCGTGTTCTTAAGTATTTTAAAGCTCCGGGCCGATACATTGGGTATTTCCGTTTCATTTACGAACGGATGATCATTGGCACCACCATCTTTGGCGTTGGCTGGTTGATTGATTTTTTACGCGGTATGAAATCTGGCTTTCCTTTTACTGCGAATGACAACACCATCATTCACATGCTTATCTATGCTGTGCTTGTTGTGCGAAAATCGCGGAAGGGCAGTCTTACTGTTCGCAGTCCTGATATTCTTCCTCCACTTGACACTGTGGGCCGAGATCGTGCAGCCGCCAGACTCGCTCTCACCAACAGGGTTCCGGGACACTTTTGCAAAACTTATGGCGACGACAATCGCTCAGCCAAAACGGAGGATTCTGCCATTACTGAACAGGATTGGTATGATGTGTATGAAACACATTGTCTTTCTCCTGGTGGTGACAGGGCCTACGTTGAGGACCATGAGTGTTATGATTTCCTCTCCATGTATTTGAAGAAGATTGAAGTTCGCGGGTCTATGCATTGGATTGTGCATCGTCCTTTTCGGGAGGTTGCTCTTCGAGTAATCAAGCCCGATCGTCACATGATTCCTTCCGATTTTCCCGGCTTGTTGAATGCGGCGCTTGAGATTCAAACTGGTCATATCTACACTAACTATTTCAGTGGTGGTGTGGACATTCTACTTAAGGCTAATCGCAAACTTTGCGAGGTGCTGAAGAAGAAGACTGTGGATCTCAAAGCTGATTCTTACGGGGCTCTGATCGCTAGGTTTCTTGGTGAAAACGGGACGAGGCGCATTCCATGCTTGCCCACGCATGACGACTTGCTTGATCTCTGGATTGGACCCATCATAGAGAAAAGTTTCCCGATCCACTCGGGGTTCGACTACACTTCAGCGAATGCAATGGTGCTTAGCAAACCATCATGTTTCAATGATTGTACTGAACGTTCTCGTGGCGACTTCTTAATGCAGATGGACTCCGTCTGTAGAGAGATGTCGTTGCGAAGGCTGACTTCAGTGAATCAACATCGTGATTGGAAGATTAAGCGTCTTATTTCCCCCTTTCCAATCGACAAAAGGGTTGGGGGAACAGCTGGTATGAAGTTCGCAGAGTGTATGGCGGAGATGCTCCCCGGATTCTCCCCATCTGAGCCACTAATGGTCGGTTGTCATCCTGGCTCCGACTTGTTGGCCGCTCGGCTTCTTTTTCCAGCTGCGCATATATGTGGTGTATCGACGCTTCCTGCCTTTGACAAGGTGTTCTGTTTCAAGTTCATCGAAAGGGACAATTCGACGTTAACGGCGATGGAGTTTTGTGATTATCAATTCGTGCGGCCGCATGATTTTGTTTGGATCGATGCTGCTATTGGTTGGGAAACAGGCTCAACTGATATTGAGAGTAGGAAAGATCCAACTGCTCAAATGCGTTTGGTTTCGCCCATGCTCACGAAGATTTCCAAGACTTTCTCCGTTCCCGTTGTTTTTAAGGCAACAGGCTATTCTCTTGCTGTTGCGGGTTGGTTGTATGAGTTGTATTCTCGGTGTCCTGGCTGCTTTAACATGTTTAAGCCGCGCAGGTCATACTGTTGGAACACCGAGTTCTATGTCTTGTGTAAGCCAACCCTCGACCCTCGAGTGCCCAAAAGGCAGCGTATGTCAGTAGGACAGTTTCGTCAGAAACTGTGCGCTTGGCTGGAGCAGAGTGCTATCACACGCGTTCACTGGAACAGTTTGCGTGAGTTTGCTCTTTTGCATCCAGTCATTCGTAACCCACTGCAATATTCTGACATGTGGACCGAGTTCCCCGGGCTCTCGTTGGAAGCGTATACCGTTGCTAACCCTGACAATGTCATCCCACTCTGGGCATGCAGGCAGCTTGCTGCGATGCGTTCGTTAGAGTCATTGGTTCTTTTTGATCAAGATGGAATCCTATCCTCACTCCTATCATTCCCACATAGTATCCTGCTTCTGCGGGGTCATCCTGTGGGTGGAGCGGGTGAGAATCCACTTGCGCGTATTGTTCATACCTCTTTGAATGTTCCTTGTTTTGCGGTTCTACACAGAAACTTGGCGGAGGCCTATCTGTCGGACGCGATTAACATTCTGCGTGAGCAGCACACGATCAGAATCCTTTGTCACTATGCGGACGTGCCAGCAATTTCCAACACGTTGGTGGGAATCACTAGTCTTGCAATCGGTGGTTCTTGGTACATTCTTTCTCGC